ATCAGTCCGAGTGTTCGTATCGCAGAAAAAGATTTGAGCTTTATAGCTCCAAACCAGTCGTTCCACCGTGCTGGCTTAGTGGGTTTTGCCAGTAAGGGTCCGATCAACTCACCGACACTGATTCAAACTACGCGACAGTTGAATACGGTATTCGGGTTCCCGCACCCTGACGTGGGCGACCCGTATCTGATTTACGCTGGGCAACTTTACCTTCAGACGGCGAACGAACTGTACGTCGTCCGGGTAGCGGACGTGGACCCGGTATCGGACGAGGCAGCAACGACGGCTTCCTGCCCAGCGCCGGCGGCGGGCGAAACCATTGACATATTCACCAGCACGCCCGGCCCCTACCACTTCGATGGTATGCACGGCACCACGCCCCACGACTATTTCTTCCGGTGGCGTTTGAACGGCGTATTGGCCTCCAAGACCCTGGTGGTCCTGAACGACGCCAATCGTCCCGCCCCGAATACCAACCAGCCGTGGTCCACCGCCGATCTGGTGAACGAACTTAACTCACAGTTGGACCTGATTCACGACGGCATCATGTTTTATACGCACCAGTACGGTGCCAGCCAAATGTTGGGTGTGAAGACGACGTGGGCGTATGGCCCGACCTCTTCGCTAGAACTGGTGGCCGTTCAGGACGCCATGTACGGTGGCGTTTTGGCCCCCACGGGCACGAACGTGTCCGGCTTGGGCCAGGGCATGACCATCGGCAGTACCACAGGCGCGAACCAGAAGTTCCCGGTCAACGGCTACCAGGCCGCTGGCACTTACGACTTCACGGGTCTGACGGGCCTAAACCTTCAGATCGTGGTGGACGGCACCGACAACGTATTGATCGACCAAGTAGTGCAGACGGTTGATATGGCGAGCCTGGAAGGTACTCCGCAGACAATAGGTGCCATCGTTACCGCACTGAATGATTATGTAACGAACAACCTGCCTGGCGGCTTTGTCTTCTCGGCCACTGGCGATCAGCTAACGGTCAGCACGCTCTCTTCGGGTGTGGATGCTCGCTTGCTGGTCAAATCTGCCAGTACCGCCAACGACATCTTCGGGTTCGACAACCTGACCGCAGCGGGCCTAAGCCCGATTATGGTCACGGGCGATCCGGGCATCGAGCAGGCCGGCATCGTGGACGGTGCGCCAAATACAACCGGCGTTCCCTCCATGACGATTACTGCCGACTCCCCTGGCATCGACGGCAACCGTACCTCGGTGGTCGTGACCAATAACACCCGTGACGGCACCTTCAATATGTCGGTTTACAACAACGGCGTGCCGATGGAGGCTTGGGGCAACTTGACCAAGGACTCCTCCAGCACCTTCTATGTGGAAACCTTCCTGGCGTTGGTGTCGGACTTCGTTCGGGTGCAGGACAACGTAAGCGCCGGTGCCCCGCCCGCCGACAGCGGCCCCGCCGGTTATCAGCTTTCGGGCGGCAGTGACGGCATCCCATCGGACCCGGACCTTCAGGACACCCTGTTGATCGGCAGCCCGTTCGCCTTCACCGGCATGTACGCCCTCAGCGAGCCGGAGCAGGTCGATATTGACCTGTTGGCTTGTCCCGGTCACGCCTCGACGGCGGTGGTTACGGCCCTACTCGACGTGTGCCAGAACTACCGCATGGACTGCCTGGCCATTATTGATCCGCCGTTCGGCCTCACGGTCAACGAGATCATTGCCTGGCAGAATGGTACGCACCCCTTAAACCTCGTCCGGTTCGACTCCGACTTCGGAGCCTTGTACTGGCCGTGGGTCAAAATCAACGACAGCTACAACCGTGTGGACGTGTGGATTCCGCCGTCCGGGGGTGTCATGGCGGCTTATGCCCGTTCGGACTTCCTCGCCGCACCCTGGTTCGCACCAGCCGGCGTCACCCGTGGCGTAGTGCCAGGCGTTATGGACGTATTCAACCGTCCGACCTTGGCCGAGCGCGACTTGATGTACGGCAACCGCAACGCCATTAACCCGATCATCCAGTTCGTGGACATCGACGGCTTCCTGATTTGGGGCCAGAAGACGCTCCAGCGTCAGCCCACGGCCCTGGACCGTGTAAATGTGCGGCGCTTGATGTTCGTGTGCGAGAAGAAGATTCGGGCAGCATCCCGTGTGTTGCTGTTCGACCCGAACGACACGATATTCCAGGCTACGTTCTATCAGATTGCTGACCAAATCCTAAAGGACATCAAGGTTGGACGTGGCGTTTACGACTACATCATTCTGGCGGACGAGACTATCAACACGCCTGATGTTGTGGACCGCAATGAGTTCCGGGCCAGAATCGGTGTTCAGCCCACGCGAGCGGCAGAGTTTATGTTCCTCGAATTCTCCATCCACAGGACCGGAGACTTCAGCAGTGCCGGCGCACCTACGTTCAACTAAGTAATAAGGAGAAATAACATATGGCATGTCAAGGCAAAATGGGCATGGGGCCGATAGGCGGTGCAGATGTTGTCTTCAAGCGGAAGTTTCGCTGGCTCTTCGCCATTAAGACGAACTGCAACAACGGCTATATCCCGCCCACCATTGTGAAGTTAGCCGCAAGACCCAACCTGACCATTGAGGAGACGGAAATCAACTACCTCAACGGCAAGATGTGGATACCGGGCAAGGGCGCATGGGAAACCATCACCGTGACCTACTACGACGTAGGCGGTGCCGGCCTCGGAGACGCAATGACGGCTCTGTTTAGCTGGCTGGCGACGGTGTACGACTTCACCGATCCGGTGAACCTCTGCCAGTCGTCCAAGCGTGGTGGCGGTGGCGTTCCGGGCTATTCCGGCACGGGCACCCTCCAGTTGCTTGACGGTTGCGGTAAGGTCATGGAAACCTGGACGATGGAAAATATGTGGCCCCAGGCCATCAACTTCGGTGAGCTTGATTATAGCTCCTCGGAAGAAGTGACCGTCGAACTGACGCTCCGCTTCACCAACGTCAAGTACCAGGCCGCTACCGGATGCGGTGCCCAGGTCAATCCTTGCTGCGACGGCTGCTAATTACAGTAATCGCACTCGTAGTAACTCAATTAAACTCCCGTATCCATCCGCACAGGTGGCTGCGGGAGTTTTCCTCTTGATGTGGAGCAATATGGCTTGTGGCAGCGGCATGAAAATGGGCATCGGGTGGGACACCCAGGCTTGCTGGCGGAAGAAAAACCGTTGGATCATGGAAATCAATCAAGTCTCCGGCTCTCCTGGGGGTCAAATCAACGTGCTGCCCCCGCAGAAGTCCGCCCGACCTAGCCTCACCTTTAAGGAGATCGAAGCACAACACCTGAATGAAACCATCTTCTACCCCAGCAAACCGGACTGGAAACCCGTATCGCTGGTGCTGTATGATGTCGCCAGTAGCGGTACGAACCCGGTATTCTCTTGGGTTCGTATCGCCTACGACCCCCAGCCCGGAACCTGGAACCCCTCCTGTTCCGGCAACTTTAAGCGCACGGCGACCCTCAAGCTGTACGACGGTTGCGGCAAGACCATCGAAACCTGGACCTTCGATAACGCCTGGCCCCAGGTGGCCGAGTTCGGTGACTTGGAAATGAGTTCCAGCGATGTCGTGGTCTGCGAACTGACGTTACGCTACGACCGGGCCTACCTCAGCGGATAAACAAAATCGGCGCACTCGATTACGAGTGCGCCGTTGTGTTATTCCTCCAGCAAGTCACTGCGCAGAATTTCCTGACACTTGTTAAGAGCGTCCTCCAGTTCCTTCGGCTTCCAGCCGAGTACCCGGCACGCCCCGCTCTTGTTGAGCCGACCCTTTTTGGTGTAAACCTTGCCCTCGTTCATGAGGAAGGCTTCGATCATCGGGCCGTATCCCCTGTCAATGAGTTTCTGGATAAGTTCTTGCCTCTCCAAGACTTCAAGTAAGTTTCCCTTCATAATCACCCATACCATTATAGTCCATCATGAGTTTAAGGAGCCTTTATAAGCTGGCCGCTCCTTCCCGTTCTTTATGAGCGTCTGCTCGAACTGGTGCTGAAGAAAGTCGTGATACTTCTTCTTTAGCTCGTTGTAATTCCTGGCAGTTCGGTAAAGCTGCCGGAAATGGTTCAGGATGCACGTCGTCATGTAATTGAACGCCTTTCCCTTCGCCGGGTCAAAACGGTCGATCTTCTCGAAACAAATCATGACGCCCTCCTGTATGGCGTCGTCCACGTCGATTAGGTTGAACTTGGCGTAACGGACGATATTCTCCGATAAGGTGTAAAAAGCACTCGCCAACTCCTTCTGCGACTCGTGGAAATTACTCAACACCCCCTCGAAGTCCTCCTGCCGCACCAACCAAGTCGGCGGCACCCAGGTCTTGTCCATCTTCCTCCGCACCCTCTGCTCGCATTCACGCATGTCTTCAATCAGCAGTTCGTATTTCGCCCTTTCTCGCTTCGCTTGCTGGAACTTTGAGATTATGCCCTCAAAGACCTTGTTGTTGAGGTATTCACTCGACATCAAACTCCTTTCCCTGCGCTTTCCAGGGAATAAGCGTGAAAAAATGGTATCTATATATCTACATCAGCGTTTTGATTTTGCCCGCCGATTGGTACAAATTAGGCTGACGCTTTCTTCCATTCTTCTATTCTTTCGAGTGCTTCTTTCTTGGCGAGATCAAACCATTCACTGGCCTGGGCAAAATACTGCGGGCTGTAGAGTTTGCCGGACGTGTAACTGCGTAGGTGGTCTATGTTCTCATCGACGTGGCGGGAAAAGTTCTGTTCGGAGCCGATCAGGAACGGTTTGATTTTGTAATAGCGGAGGATGTAGTTGCCCAGGATTTCGGTGTCGGGCCAGTTGGGGCGAAGGGGGTTGGGTTTATAGTCCACCATGTTGAAGAGGTTGCACAAACGTCGGA